AAGGTTGCAGAGACAGCACTAAGCTTAGGGATTCCAACAAGTGTACACCCTGTATGGGATAGAAAGTGTGTCAAACGTACTGTTATGACTATACCATACAATGCTAAACCATTCTCTAACAGATCTTATATCAAAGATGCACTGAAGGAGAAAGGTATAGAGGTCGATAAAGACCAACTAACCTCCATTGTCAGAGCTGTACGTGAAGCTATGCACATTATTGTGCCCGGGCCGATGTCAGTTATGAAGTGGATTGAGACAGAGGTGTCTAAGTCTATCAAGCATGGAGCAGATCATGTGGAATGGACAACACCATCAGGCTTTGTTGTAAAACAACGGATTATGAAAAAGAAAGTAGAGCGTTTAGATCTACAACTTTTAGGCAGATGCCAACTTAGTGTTGCGACAGATGAGACTAACGACGTCGATCTCAGTCGGCACAAGGCAGCCACCGCACCCAACCTGATACATAGTCTCGACGCATCTCTCTTACACCTCGCTGTGCGTAGTTTTGATGAACCAATCGCACTAATCCATGACAGTGTGTTAAGCAGATGTTGCGATATGGATAAATTATCTGCTATAATAAGGGAGACGTACATGATTCTCTTTGCAGAACATGACTACCTCCGAGACTTTGCTCTACAAATAGGAGCAGAGACAGAGCCGCCTATCATTGGCGACTTACAACCAGAATCGGTTATAGAATCCACTTATTTTTTCTGTTAACTATGACAATAGACATTTATAAAGAGGCTTTCTATTCCCCTAGTTCCTTTTTCAGTAGCTTCTTTGCACCAACAGAGATCTACGTCGTGGCTAAAGAGGACATAGAGAAAGCTAAACACGAACAATACCACGCACAACTTAAAGCAATCAACGAAAGGATTGACTACTTAACAACTCAAAAGGCTGACATCCAGTCTAAGATAGATACATACCACAAGGAGAACAAAACTGATGCCTAAAAACGTCCACGTGACTGACGAAATCAAACTAGAAGGCTTCCAAGCCATACTTGAACCGGGTAAGTTCGGTTACTCTTTATCAGCTGTCGTTGATGAAGGAGTGATTGACGCACTCGAGACAGAGAGAACAGCTTTGCTCGGATGGGCAGAGTCTAAACTCAAGAATCCAAAGAGAGCCACCTTAAAACCTACACCATGGGAGGAGGTAGCAGATGGAAAATACAAAATTAAGTTCTCATGGGGAGAAGACAAGAGACCCGGTGTCGTTGACACAGAGGGCACACCCATCACTGATAAAAAGACACCACTATATGGTGGATCAACAGTTAAACTTGGTTTCTTTCAGAAGCCATACATCCTCAGAGATGGCGTTACCTACGGAAGTAGCCTTAAGCTGCTTGGCGTACAAGTTGTTGCTGTAGGCGAAGGTGCTGCTGTAGACACAGATAGCATGGACGATGAACAAGTTGCCGACATGTTCGGTAAGACTGAAGGCTTCGTTGCAGTACAGACAGCAAGAAACCCAGAGACTACAACAGTAGACCCTTTAGATGACCAAGAAGACGAAGACTTTTAGGTCTAAATTAGAACAAAGCGTCGCAGAGATACTAGATCAGGTAGGTGCTAAGTATGAGTACGAGACTCACAAGGTAGCGTACACCATACAGCACCACTACAATCCTGACTTCTGCCTAGTCAACGGTGTAATGCTAGAGACTAAAGGCTACTGGGACGCAGAAGATAGACGCAAGATCAAGGCGGTCATGCGAGACAATCCCGACATTGATTTGCGTATGGTATTTCAAGCTCCATTCAATAAGATCAGCAAGAAATCCAAAACAACCTATGCCCAATGGTGTGAGAAGCATGGCATCAAGTGGGCAAGTGCACACGCAATCCCCATAGATTGGTTAATATGAACGAAGAAAGCGAATTTGTGGCACACGAACCATGTCCTAACTGTGGCTCGTCAGATGCAAACTCAGTTTACTCTGATGGTCACAAGTTTTGCTTTTCGTGTAACACATACACACCAGCAGACGGCTGGACACACACCCATACACAGATGAATAATGAAAGAGTACAGTTCCTCGGATCAGCTGAACAGCTGCACAAAAGACGAATTAGCGAAGCTACAAACTCTTTTTACAGAATATACAGATACGGCAACACACTTAGGTTTCCTTATTATGACGAGAGCGGCAGAGTTGTCGGCTTCAAGATCAAGTCAAAGAAAAAAGACTTCCACTACGAAGGCACAACTACAAGCACTTTGTTCGGACAGCATTTATTTCCAACAAGTGGTAAACGAATTGTCATCACAGAAGGAGAGTTAGATGCAGCCAGTTGTTACGAAGCTATGTCAGGTTGGCCGATGGTCAGCCTACCTCATGGTGCGGCAAGCGCCAAGAAAGACTTGCAAAAACAAATCCCATTCTTACAGGGATACCAAGAGATCGTCCTCTTCTTCGACAACGATGAAGCAGGGCGTAAGGCCACTGAACTTGCCTCGGGAATACTCCCCTCCGGCAGGGTTAAGGTTGCTAGACTTGACAATTACAAAGATGCAAGCGATGCTCTCCAAGCTGGAGACGTTGACAGCATCAGGAAAGCCATCTGGGACGCAAAGCCATACAGACCAGACGGTATCATAGATGGTAAGAATCTACTTAATGTAGTTACTGAACCAACAAAAGCATGTGACCATAAGTACCCGTATCAGGGTATGAATGATATGTTACATGGTATTAGGTATGGCGAACTAATAACGATCACTGCCGGTACAGGTAGTGGTAAGACTTCATTCGTAAGAGACCTAGCATGTCACCTGTGTAAACTAGGAGAGACTGTAGGTATACTTGAACTGGAGTCCAACACAAGACGTACAGCACTTGGCTTGATGTCAGCTGCTGTAGGTAAAGCACTCCACATCGGAGAACACGACGAAACAGAACTTACGGAGGCATTTGATGCTACGCTTGCTAATTGGAACGTCTTTCTTTTTGATGGCTTTGGTAGCTTTGACCCGGATGTTATTTACAACAGGATCGAATACCTTGCCAGTGGACTGGAATGTCGTATTATATTCTTAGACCACCTCAGTATATTACTATCAGGACTTGATGGCGATGAAAGAAGAATGATAGATTCCACCATGACTAGACTCAGAAGTCTTGTCGAACGTACAGGTATCACATTATTTTTAGTATCACATTTAAGGAGAAGCAACAGTGACAGTAATTCGCACGAGGAGGGAGGACGTGTATCCCTCGGACAACTACGAGGCTCTCATTCGATCTCTCAAATCAGCGATAGCGTCATCGCTCTGGAGAGAGACCAACAAAGCGAAGATAGCAACAACACTTCAACTTTGCGAGTTCTTAAAAACCGTTACTCAGGAGAGGTTGGAGTCGCTACACGATTGACCTATGACCTAGCGTCATGCAAATTTTATGAAGCAGATGAAACTAAGACAACACCAGTTTTCGACGCAAGCACAGACTTCTGACTTGCAGAAACCTAACCCACCCACCAAACAACAGAAAAGACGTGCCAAATTCAGAGACAAAACCTATTACCCTCCTGTTCGATCTGGAGACAACACCTCTAGACGCACAAAAGACTGAGATACATTGTATCGTCACACTTGACTATGAGACAGGTGAGACTACAAGATACAATGATATAGGAGGAGATCAACCCATAGTCAGAGCCGTTACGTATCTAATGGATGCTGACACTATTATTGGACATAACATCATAGGGTTTGACATACCCGTGATAAAGAAGATATACCCTTTCTTTGAACCAAAGGGACGTATCATAGATACATTATTATTATCAAGGTTGTACCATCCTAACATGCTAGACGTAGATCGTAAAGCAAAGCCGACTGGTATGCCACCTAAGCTATATGGTCGCCACTCTCTGGAATCCTATGGCTACAGATTAGGAGAATACAAAGGGAACTTTGGAGAGACTGCTAACTGGTTAGAATGGAGCAAGGAGATGGAAGACTATTGTGAACAAGATACAATCGTTACAAGAAAACTATGTCAACATTTCCACCCTTACCTGATTGGGTCAAACTAGAACATCAGGTCGCACAAATCTTACAACAACAAGAAGAACATGGATGGTATTTCGACGAACGAGCAGCCTATGAACTCGAATCAACTCTCAGAGGAGAGATGGAAGAAGCTACAGAAATATTACGCAGAAAATACGGGTTCGTTGCTGGAGCAGTGTTTACACCTAAGCGAAATAACCGGACACAAGGGTACGTACAAGGATGCCCATTTACAAAACTTAAACAACTTAACCCCACCTCACGAGACCACATAGCATGGATACTGAAGACCCACGAGAACTGGACACCAAGCCAACTGACAGCGACAGGAAAACCAGTCGTAGACGAGACTGTATTAAAGGATATTGGGTCGGAGACAGCCCAGTTGTTTCTTCGATGTCTCGATATTACCAAGAAATTGGGGATGATCTCGGAAGGCGTGAACGCATGGCAGAAGCTTGTTACGACGTGTAACAGGATACATCACCATTGTTCTGTCGCCACCAACACATTTCGATGTGCACACAGAAAACCAAACCTCGCACAAGTACCAAGTGATGAACGATTTAGAAAATTATTTACGGCTACACCTACTAAAGTTCTGGTCTCTGCCGATCTTAGTGGTATTGAGCTCAGGATGCTCGCCCACTACCTCGCCCGATACGATAAAGGACGATATGCTAAAATCCTTACAACAGGAGATATACACCAAACCAATGCTGAAAGGATCGGAATTACTAGAAGACAAGTTAAAACAGTTACCTACGCCTTCCTTTACGGCGCCGGAAACATTAAACTAGGGAGGAGCTTTGATAAGTTATTACCCGAAGAAGCCGCTGCACGAAAGGGAGCGGATATACGTAAGGCTTATGTGGATGCCATTCCGGGTCTTGCGGAGCTGCTACAGGCTTGTCAGAAGTCTAGTCAGAGAGGTTATGCAAACGCCATCGACGGTCGTCGTATCAGCGTTGACAAAGGGCATAAGTTTCTCAATTACCTCCTACAGGGATCAGCAGCGACGATCGCCAAAAGATGGATGGTCACCATAAACCAGTGCCTACCACCTGATGGACACCAGCTATCCTTCATACATGACGAACTAAACTATGAATGTTATAGGCGTGATTGTGAAGAGTTAGCTAGATGGCTAGAGCTTGCAGCCAAAATGGCAGGCGAATATTACAATCTAAGATGTCCCATCGCAGCAGAAGCTAAGATCGGATATACTTGGGCTGACGTACACTAAACCACCATGAGATTATTAATAGATGCAGACTTCATAGTATATAAATGCTGTGCAGCCTGTGAAACAGAGATAGATTATGGGGAAGACGTTATATTTGTTACATCAAACTTTTCAGACGCATACAACGCTGTAAAACGTGAAATACAACAGATACAAGATGTATTTGGCTCATTCAGTAAGCCTATACTCTTTTTTAGCGACTCTAAAAATTTTAGGAAAAAAATTTCCCCAGATTACAAAGGGCATCGAAATAGAAAGAAGCCCTGCGGTTACAAACGTGTCATACGGAACCTTAAAATTGAGTATGACGTTTGCATCATGCCGGAACTGGAAGCCGATGATGCTATGGGCATTTATGCCACCAAACTTACAGGGAATATCATTGTTTCTCCTGACAAAGACATGAGACAGATCCCCGGTAAGTTATACAATTTAGAAGACACTACCTACATCACACCAGAAGAGGGTGCAAGATGGCATCTGATTCAGACACTGGCAGGCGATCAGACAGATGGATACAGTGGTGTGCCCGGTATTGGTGTGAAGAGAGCAGAGACTCTGTTCAACAAAGAGGGCTACAGTTGGCAGACAGTTATAAAAGCATTTGAAGACAAAGGATTGACCGAAGAAGATGCTTTGCTCAATGCTAGACTTGCCAGAATACTTACAGATGAGGACTATGATTCCAAAGAAAAACAACCCAAACTCTGGACGCCCGAAGCTTCCTATACCATTAACGATGGAACAGGACTTCAAGATGCGAGTTATTGAAGATAATTTACGCAAACATTATGACAGAAAGGAAGATGTGATTACACTCTTCCTAGCATTACAGCGACAGAACTTCGCACTAGGTAATGCACTTAAAAACTTTATGGAAAACAGTATTATTATTTAAAATGTCTGAACTTATCTCCCGTACTGGCAGAGTACAGTCTTGGATCGACGATCCGCAATCAAGACTGCCTGTGTCATGCACCACCTTCGTTGTTGAAGATAGCATGGAAGGTGATAACGGCATCGAAGCTAGTTGGAGATTCGCAAGCCACGCACTCAGATTTGGTGCAGGCTGTGCAATCCACCTATCTAAGCTTAGACCTGCCGGACACACCAACAGCAAAGGACTTGTAGCTACAGGTCCAGTCAGCTTTGGTAAAATATATTCAGCTCTAAATGAAACCTTGAGAAGAGGTGGAGCTTACAAAAATGGTGCTATTGTATTGCACCTCGACCTATCCCACCCAGATGCGGTGGACTTTATAACTGCAAGCCGATCAGAACTGCCTTGGGTCAAGCGGTGCATCGACATCGACGATGAGATGTGGAACTTTGCAGATCAAGATACAAAGGATGCTTTAATTTATGGAATCAAATCAGGAGACGTCTGGCTCAACAAAATCAAATATCACTCCATTACCGGGGAGCGTATCTATGGCAACGTCTGCCTTGAAGTATACTTGCCCTCACGTGGAACTTGCTTGTTACAGCATGTCAATCTCGGTGCCTGTACACTCGACAACCTACAAGAGGCTTTCGTACAGGGCATGTCCGAGTTGTGTGATCTCCATGGCCGGACAGGTGTTGGAGAATCTGGAGAATACCTTACCCCAGAAGTCGACAGACAAGTGGGGCTTGGAGTGCTCGGTCTTGCCAACTTCCTCAGACGTTACAACATCAGCTACAAAGACTTCGGAGAAGCCCTCCGTCTTGTCAACCTCGGACATAGTGCAACCAACGAAGCCGGTATGGCGGCTGTTGCGTTGGACAGGGCAATTTTTGAAGCGGCACAAATAGCACATAAGAATAATATGGTAAGGGCGTTCGCTATTGCACCCACTGCCAGTTGCAGCTATCGCAGTAGAGACCTAGACGGCTTTACATGCACACCTGAGATAGCACCACCAATAGCTAAGATGGTTGACAGAGATTCCGGCGAGTTCGGAGTAGACAGAGTCAACTATGGAGACGTTGAGATAGCAAGTGAAGTAGGATGGGACGCATACAAGCGTGTAGCAGACGAAATCATGACGATGCTCGATAGGACAGGATTGCTTCATGGCTACAGCTTCAACAGCTGGAGTGATGTAGTTC